AGGGTATTCCATTCGCTCAGTACCAGGCTGCTGAAAATATACATGACGACCGGCATACATCCGAATAGCAGCAGTCACATCATCGGTTTCGAAATTAAACGGACTCCAGAGCCATTTACCAATCTTAACAAATAACTCACAGAGCTCGTTATGAAACTCAAGCCTGCTTCCCATTGTAAACACCTCCAATCTGTAGAATAAGACGGGGCGGCTGGATGTCGACGGATGTGACTTTCCAGCGAGCACCCATCCATTCTACATACCTGAGGGCTTGGAGGTTCTGTTTAGCGAAAGCATCGGCTACAATGCTGATCTGGTTATTTATGGTCAGGTTGTCATTCAAACCTTCTCCGTGTTCGGATTGGCGCGTCAGCTTAATAACGTCGCCATGGTAATGACGGGGAATGATGACTTCTTCCCAAACACCAGGAGTTACCTCGTCATAAGTCATGAATCCAATAATTCCGCTAAACTTAGCCATTTTGAATTTCTTCCTTATTAGGGATTGGTATCGTCGCCGGAGTCATCGCCGGAGTCGTCGCCACCACTGTTGGCAGCGGTCATTTCGAGAGCGATAGCAGAGAAGGGCTTGACGAGAGCGCCAGAGCAACGGGTTTCGATCAGGTAGATCAGCTGGTTGTAGTCCAGGTTGAAGTCATCGAACAGGCTCACAGCTCCGCCCTTATCAGCACCGACGTTGTAGTCCTGCATGTTGACAATGATGCCCATCAGGGTCTTGCCATTGCGCTGCTGATTCTCCATAACAGGAACGGTAACGATCTTGCTAACACGGAGAACTGTAGCCAGCTTAGAAACACTGTCATACAGAGGATGACCGATGCCATCTTCCAGAAGCAGCAGGTCAGTCAAGAAATCTTCGGTTGTGAACAGAGTCGGGTTGCCGGAACCACGATAGTTCTTACGAGCCTTGATCGCAGCACGGACGAAGTTCTTAGCGGTCTTATCGGAATCCGCACCCTGAGGCACATCCACCTGGATAGTGAACAGGGAAGAATCAGTCCAGATAGGACGGATGCAGTTCGGATCGATGTGATCGTCATCAGAAGCAAGACGGCCATCACCGATCAGGATAGCGCGAGAGAGTTCCTCTTCGAGCATCATCCGCATTTCGGCCTTGATCCAAGCCACGACATCGAAATCGGTAATATCGATCTGATCATCGCGGTCCATCTTCTGCTTCTTGTAAACAGTGGTGGGGCTGGTAGTACGCTTGGACAGACTGAAGACTTCTTCCTTCTTCAGCTTAGCCTTCTGAGCATAACCCCTTGCGCGCGCTTCGTCGTTGGTAATATCGGCGAAGGTAGACTTGATACGGCTGAAGGGAGTGTGATGCGCTTTGGCAGCAACTTCCTTGACCCAGTCCATATCTCTCTGAATAAACTGAGGGGGATTATCCAGATTCCGAGCATCCGGGAACAGGTAATCGATATCAGCGATGCCATAGGTCTGCTCAGTACCCTGGGTTCCATCAGGATTGTGGTTATACACGGCATGGGACAGAACACCATCCTGCATATGAGCAATAACGGCGTCCTTCAGGTTGCCGATAGACTTGGCGTCACGGATGATCTCCTGGAAATCGGAATGGGACAGATAGGGCTGGCCGCTCTGCATGGTAGCGTCGAATACATTGTGTTTCACGTCATCTTCCTCCTCGTCGTCTTCTTCATCATCGTCGTCATCGTCACCGCCATTAGCATCTTCCAGGGCTTTGCCGATCATGAAATAGACGACGTTCTTCTGTTCTTCGGTCATTTCATCGAATACATCTTTTACAGTCTTTTCGTTTTCTGCCATCTTAGGTTCCTCCTTACCTGAAGCCGGTGATTCTTCATCGGCATGGGAAATATACTCAGGGGCTTCGCCCATCGTAATAATTGCCTGGTTAGTATCTTCTTCTTCGACACCGTCACCGTGTGCCAAAACCGGGAATACAATAGATGCCCCAGGGTTTGCAGGACTGAGAACCAGACTTACCTCACGGATGTTACCATGAAGCACATCTCCGCCATTCTGGACAAGATCATTGGCCCAGATGGAAAGGGAAGTGATGTCTCCGTGCTCGAGAAGCATCTTTGCATGCTGTGCCAGAGGGGATCCATTGAACGAACCTTCCATCCACATGCCTTCAGGACGATTTGTCAGAAGAGCATGGCCCAGAACATTGGTAGGATCGTTGTGCTGATGCTGCCATACAAGCGGAACAGTCTGTCCGTCATTCTTGGCGAAAGCATCTCTACGAATAGTCCTGCCATCAGAGCAGCGGATGTCGTTTTTGGAAGCCCAGCCAGCAAAGTCGAACTTTTCTTTAGACTTCGCCATAATAGTCTCCTCACTTAATCCTTACTCAATCTCACTTAAACTGGTGCTTCAGGTTCATTTTGAATTCCTCCACCCTGGTCGATGGGTATGTGTTTCTCCATCTCTTCCGGCGACTGATTCAAGTTTTTATTCCGAAGCGTGTCCGCATCAGGATCATCGACAGGAGGCAGACCAATCTTAGAACGAAGTTCGTTAGAAGACATGATCGCGTTCCTGGTGAGTGTATCACCAAGACTGGCAATGTCCTTAGCAGTCATCAGCTTAAATGGATCTGTAAAGAACATGATCGACTGCCCTTTGGTTCGAGCAGTCTTAGTTAAGAACTTTCTATTGAACTCCAAAACGATCGCTGAAAGGATCGGTTCAATAGTACTGTTAATGTAGTTCAATCGGGTTGCTTCATCGGCAGTTCCCTTGAACACTTCTGGCGGAATACCCAGCTGACTGTACAGTGTGTCCGTCAGTTTGTTGATCTGCTCAAGCAGATTGTTCTCGAGAGGTCGGTTCAACTGAACGATCTTCTCGGTAGCATCCGTATAGGCAACACCAAGCTTGGAAGTTGACAGCTGCATCTCGATGTCTTTACGACGACGCTCTGCTTCCTTCTTGTGGGCCTCGGATCTGATAGTGTATGGAAGCTGAATGATCAGATCGAGTCGACCGGATGTGCTCTGTTCATCGACAAGATCCAAGAGAGCCAGCTTTCTGGAAAGTCGAGACAATGTCGAGTTCGGTTCGTTCATGACAGAATAAAACGGATTCTCGATGATAGCTACTAGCTTCTTCGGAATCCGAATTTGTTCATGTTTACCTGTGCGGTCATTGTATAGATCCACTCGGACATCATCCGGGAACCATTCAACAATTTTTCCGACTCGCATGGACTCAACTTCATATGAATTGTCAGAATATGGATCAGTACTTGTGTCAACCGGGACTACGGCAACATAACCTTCGTCAAGAGTTGACATAACAATGTCCTGGACAAATGCTCGACCGGTTTGGTCTTTATTGGCTGACAGAGTTAGACATTCGTTCAATCTGGATCGCATTTCGGAAGAAAATCTTCCTAGATCATCCAATCGCACATGCTTGATGGGGACTGATGCGACATCGATCGAAATACGTGTAAATATAGCATTAATGATCGACTTCTCATTCCTACCAATCAGACGGTTCCGATCTGGACGATAGGCGGCTCCATACCCAAAATTGTTGGAATATGTCTGGGGATGGTCCCTCCCACGGAAGACATTCCATGAATGCTCCAGCCATGCTTTAAATCCCATAAATATGGATCTCCGTTCTATTAGTCAAGAATCATCCCATCATAGTTACTGCTAAGACTGCTGCGGTAGAACTGTTTTACAAACTCTCTTCCAGCTTGTGTATCTTCATACCCAAGGTCAGAAAGCGTCAAACTACTCATTTCATCCAAATAGTCCTCTGCCAAATTCAAATATGCATCTCTGGCGGCTTTGTAAGCATCTGACACGGCTTTAGCAGCTTCCCCATCAAGCACAAGTTGAGTATCGGGACCATACTGTTCTATAAGCGCATCCTGAAGAGCTAACATTTGTTGCGTGACTTCTTGGGCAGTTTGAATATCAGCATTCTTAGATGCAGCTTCGATCATTTTTTTATCAACTTCCGCAGCTCTCTTCAGTGTTCCAGCACCA